TCACCCTCTAGTTCAACTACGATTTCTTCCTTATCGGGTTTACCCTCGACTTCATCTGGAAATTTAAATTCAGTGTTTGCCATTATTTGCTCCTTTACATTGCCCGAGAGATGCCACGAGGATCAGAAACAACTGCATCGACTTGATCGTCATTCAGTAATCGGAATTCTTTTCCATAGATTTGGAAGCGCGTACCAGAATAAGTACGAACCAGTACGAAGTCACCCTCTTTGCACCAAGGCCCCGCTGGGAATTTGGTCTTATCTCCGTACGCATCTGGCCCAACCTTGAGAACAAACAACACAGTAGTGCCGTGCTCTTCGGCTTTCATAAAGGCTCCTGCCCTCATGATGTCCGAGTTTTCAAAGTTTTTAGCCACCTCAGGAACAGCACAAAGAATCTTCCAACCCGTAGGGGTGGGTAGCATCGTTGCTTTCTGTTCGGCAGTGTCACTATCGGCTGGCTTTTCAGCTGGCTGAATAGTGTTTGGTAGTAACATTCCGGGAGGCAAAATGATTTCACTCATTTGATTTTTCTACTTTCTCTGCAAGGGCACTTACATATTGCATTGCTAAGGCCAGCCCTCGAATGACCCCGCAAAGTTTTTGATACTCATCAAAATTCTTACATCCACCGCTAGCTAAATCGTCGGTGTAGTTATTAATGTCTGCACGCATTTGCTCTTTGAGGATGCGCGTATATTCTTGGATCATATTTTCTCCTTGGCCTGTTGACCACTTTTAATAGTGTCCACTGAAAGCCGCGCAATTGTCTGCTCTTCTTGAGAAGTAATCCGCTTATCTTCCATAGTCAATTTACCCGTCAACGCATCTCTGTCCAATGCCAGCTTATCTGCTTGGGCAGCAGCATCAGCCATCATCTTCTTCTCTTTCAAATCCAGTTCCCGCTTCTTAATCTCTATGTCTTGCTGTTGGAGCTGAATCACTGGGTCTTGAGATTGCTGCTGGGCTTGCTGCTGTGCTTGCTGAGACTGAGATTGTTGCAATACCTGTTGTGCAGCTTGCGCCATCATTCCAGACAATGCGATTTCAACTTCTGGAGTTAGTTTTGCGTCTTCTGGAGGTAGCGGCATACCTAACTGTTGTTCAATTTTTGCACGATACGCATAAGCAACGTGATCAGCAATGTGTGCCATAAGTGCTGCTTGCATCTGTCCGGCTTTTGGGTTCTGTCCAATAAGCTGTTGAATCATCGGGTCTTGAACCATAGACATATGCACCTTAATATGCGATTCGTGGTCTTGGTAAAAGAACGCCTTCATAGGTTCTAGCTTCAGCACAGACATATTTTCAGTAACCGGGTCTTTTGGCTTTTGGTCTTCTGGCAGTGGTACAAGTTTGTCTGCATTCTTTATATTTAGAACGTCCAGCATTGCGCGATGCAGCTCTGGCATGTTGTAAATATCCGGAGCCATCTGTGCCATTTGTAAAACAGCTTGATACTGAACTACCCGCTGGCTCATTGTTGCCGCGTTAGGGTCGCTGACTGGAATAATATCTACATGATCATAGTCGGAGCGCTTTGCCGTAGGCTCCCCATACTCAGGCTCATAGTCGTAGTCATCCTCTGGAGAGTAGTCGCAAATAATATCTGCAAGCAGGCCCAATTCTTGCTTTAGGCTGTAATGTGTACGAGCCTGAACTGCGGTCATTACCTTTAGCTGTCGCTCAAGCAATGCAAGAGTTGTGCCAACTGGTGCATTTGCCGACATATCTGATACTTTCATATCAGCAGATGATGCAATCCGGCGACCTTCTTCCACAATGCCGTTTAGCAATTGAAACAGTACGCTTGATGGCTCTTTATATGGAAGAGGAAGAATGTTATCTCGAATAGTCCCCGAGCCAACATCTACATCTCGGAATTCACCGGGAGAAATTGGCGTGTCGTCTCCTTTAATTCGAAGCCCGCGAGATTTAAGACCGCCCGGCAAGTTGGACAAAGTTCCCGCATCGACAAGCTGACGCATAATGCTAGTCGCTGATTTTGCAAATCCCCCGATGAGGTGGAACAGACCAAAACCGTAGGCTCCAAAGCCGGGAATGTACTGGTAGTGGACAAAATGCTGTCGTTTGAGGCGCAATTCATCTTCTTTTTTCCAGTTTCTTCGGATTGCAAGAACGTCATTTGTGCCCTTGATGATGGTAACTATGTAAGGCAGAGCAATACCTGTTGGTTTGCCGTCATCATCTAAGTCCTCATAGCCCTCTAAGTCCAAATCTACATTGCATTCGTACAGCATGTACCGTGAATCATTCAGGTCACTGAAACCAGTCTCTTTGTCCTTGGCTTTCTCGATACTATCCTTGTTATATGACGGGTCTGGCAAATCCATTTCCCTGTAGAACCCAAGCTGTTGCAATTTAAGAATATCGTTTTTGCTTTTGCGCATCATGTGCGTAACGCGGCCACAAGTGAAGATGTCCGATGTGCCATATGGCAGCAACATATCTTCCGCCGGAACAAAAGTAGACGCTTGCCTTTCTAGGCTTGGATCAAAATACACTTTCTTGAAAGCCGAACCCGCAGCTGGAAGCGACCACAACATGCGCTCGTGTTCTGGACGGAACTCCTTCATAACTTCTGTTAGTTGGTAGTTCATGTCCATCTCTACGCGAACAGCAGCTTGCTTCTTTTCTGGTGTTTCTTTGCCAAGAATCTTGGTGCGTACCGGGCCTTGGGCTGGAAAAGTTTCGGTAATTGTTTCGCTCTGGAATCGAATTACTGCCTCGGTGATCATTGGGTGGAACACACCACAAGCCCCATTCCAAGGCTCAGTCCGCTCTTCCATCTGAAGGCCTAGTAACTTTAAGCCTTCGGTATACGATTTTTCCCAGTCTTTACGGGAGTTTTTATCATTGTCAATTTCGTCAATCAAGTCGCCTACCATCTTGGTTAGTGCGCCTTCATCCATCTCTTCGGCCAGATTATTGTCAAAGTCTTCATCGTCATTACCGGGGATTATGCTTATTTCCATATCCCCTGCGTGAATATTTACTGCCTCTGGGTCAATAATTTCAACTTCAATAGGCTCTGCGCCATCATCACCCATCATACCGATTGGTTGCTGAAAGAATGATTTATCTACATTGGTAGCCATGAATGTTCCTTAATAGTAAGCGCGAGTCTTCTTATACAATTTTATCTCTTCTTTTTCGTCAGAGTCTAATCGTATAAAGCCGCCTTTTCTAAATCTTAGTAGTGCTTGGGTTGAAGAATCAACCAAGTCATCGTGTGGGGCATTTGGGAATGCAGCCATTTCTTCAATTACTTCTTCCGCCCAGCGTGTCTCTGGTGCCCAAACTACACCAGAACTAAACAAATCAGCTACGGCATTGATACGAACAAACTTATCATTGCCTCGGGTTGGGGTATAAGATTCAACAAACATTCCCATGGCCCGAAGCTCAAAAATCAATGGAGCGCCAGCGGCCTTAGCCTCAATAATACAAGTATCCGGCTCCCACTCTTTATAGTAAGAGTTAGCGACTTCCTTCAATTCAGGAAATTCCATCCGCTTTTTTAAAGCATCTAGCAAAATAATATTTGGCTTTGAAACATCATCATCTAAATAAAAAACGCCCCACGTCGTACAGGCCGAGTAGTCGCTTCTCTCTCCCTTTGTATAAGCAGTATCCCAACTTTGAATAATGTACTCGCATTTAGGTGGGATTTCATGTTTCCATTTTTTCCACCACTCTCTTTTTACAATTGCACCCTCTTCGCCAGTAGGCTGTTGCTGGTATTGAGCATTCCATTTACTAACAGGAAGTTCTGCTTTTAAGTTCTCTAGCTCTTCTAAGCTCCAGAATTCCGGCCATAAGGGTTTACCACTAGGCATGATGGCAGGTAGCTCGATAATCTCCCACTCTTCGCTTTTGTTTCGTTTTATGGAATCAGCCATGATGCGGCCACATAAATCTCTGTCTGCCCATCGAGTTTGAACTACGATAATTGAACCGTTAGGCTGAAGACGCTGCCGTGGGCCAGAGGTATACCACTCATACACAGAATCAAAAACACTTGAATCGCTAGCCGCGAGTCTGGCTTCCTGTTCAGAATTATGTGTTACTACGTAACCGCGACCTACAAGGAATAACCCATCTTTACGGTCAACCGTGATGCACTGCACATCTCCGCGTAACTCTGTCTTTGATAC